CCAAAAGATAAACTAGATAAGTTTATATTAAATTTTAAGAATAGTATGAGACTAATGGATGTGGATAAGATAGCAATACCAACTGGTGTTAAGAACATAAAGAAGTATATCGAAAAAGGTAGAAGATCATTTGCACCATATCAAAAAGGAACACCAGTTCATGTAAAGTCTGCTATTGCATATAATGATTTACTACAACATTACAATCAAGATAAAAGATATGAAAAGATATCTGATGGTAGTAAAGTGAAGTGGGTGTATCTAAAAAACAATAGTCTAGGATTAGACACCGTTGCATACAAAGGGTATGAAGATCCACCAGAAATAATGAAATTTATTAGGGATAATATAAACCCGAATAAACTTTACAAACAAGCATTGGAGAAAAAAATAATGATGTTTTATGAAGCGTTGGGTTGGGATGAACCAACAGATGCTACAAAAACTATAGAAAGATTTTTTTGATTTTGAACAAACTAACTTATATATATATGTATATATGGTTATTAAACTAAGGAGTTATAATGAATAAAAAAAGAATAGTTCGTTTTATAGACAAATACTATCTAAGTGGAACTGTCAATTCTGTAATATTAAAAAGTGAGTTAGACAAACTAACCACTAGATTCATATCTGGTGATAAGACTTTGTTAGGTGAGCTTGTTATGGATAAATCACAAATGGAAGATTGTGAGATAGGTGTTTATAATACAGAACAATTAACAAAACTATTATCAGTTTTAGATGATGATATTAATGTATCTGTTAATAAGGCTGGTGGTAAATCTATTTCACTAAAAGTGTCTGATGCACATTCTACAATCAACTATATGTTGAGTGATGTTTCAGTAATAAATAAACCACCACAACTAAAACAAATACCAGAATTTCATTTAGAAATTGATGTGACACCACAATTTATTAGTAAGTTCATTGCTGGTAAAGGTGCTTTATCTGATACAGACAACTTCACAGTAATTACAGATGGAACTGATACTAAGTTGGTTATTGGACATTCTTCAGTAAATACAAACAGAGTAACAATACCAGTTACTACTACTAAATCTAGTGATATTGAAAACGTATCTTTTAATGCAAACATCTTCAAAGAAGTATTGAGTGCAAACAAAGAATGTGAGAGTGCTAAGTTTGAAGTTAGTGGTGATGGACTATCTCGTATATCTTTTAAGGTAGATGATTATGTTTCAACTTATTATTTAGTACCAGTACAAGACGTTGATTAATGTATCTTTCGTATTTTGACAAGTTCTATAATATGAAACCTTATCTCTCAATCGATGAAAAAGAGTGGGAGTATATAAAAGATACATTTGATAAGGAAGATGTGAAGGAGAGTCTAGCTAAGGTAGCAATGACTTATGAAATTCCTTATGCTGAGATGTCTGTAAAAGATGCTCATCGAGATTATCTTAAACTAAAGGGTATGAACCATAACGATGTTTTGGTAGATGGAGAGTGGTTTGCTCGTGAAGGTACTGAGTATAGGTATGATTTAACTTTTGAAGGTAAACAACAATACTTCAAAAGAATTAATACTGGTAATAAGGCAAGTAATTACTTTCAACAAGTAAACAGATGGTCAGTAGATGGTTCAGTATCACCAGGCCCTCAGAGAACTTGGGAGTCTAAAAAATTCATGACATCGTTAATGGGTTCAGCTTACTCATTAAAGTTACCTAAGATAAATCGTAACGTTTTGAGAACTATGATAGGTTTACGAAAATACATATGTGCTCAGTTTAAACCTAATGTTGCAAAGGTATTATATGATAAGTTAGGTAGTGAAAACATATTAGACTTTAGTGCTGGTTGGGGAGATAGGTTGGCTGGATTCTATGCAAGTGAAACATCCGAGTACTATCTTGGTATCGATCCTAGAAAAGAAAATCATCCAATCTACGAAGAACAAGCAGAGTTTTACCATAAACATATGACTGTATTTGAAGTTCAAAAGAAATGTAATTTTATAGAATCACCTGCAGAAGAAGTAGATTTTACTAAATACAAAGATTTTTTTGATACTGTATTTACATCACCACCATATTTTAATGTGGAAAGATATAGTTATGACGAAACACAAAGTTGGGTTAGACATAAAGAAATAAATGAATGGAATGAAAACTTTCTACAGAAGACTTTAAAAAATTTATGGTGTTCTGTAAAAAGAGGTGGATACTTATTAGTGAACATATCAGATGTCTATTCTAACTCGAAGTGGTCAACTGATAGAGGTTGGTTAGAGATTTGTAATCCTATGAATAATTTCTTAAGTACATTCCATGATTCAGAATATAAAGGTTGTATTGGAATGGAACTAGCAAAACGACCAAATAGTGGTGGAGCTGGTACTGCAAAGTCAGATGATTATACAGAAGAAGCTTTAAAGAAAGCAGAAGAAACTAAAGATAAAACATTTTGTGAGCCAATTTGGATATGGAAAAAGTTGTAGATTATTTTAAAAAGTTTTATGGTATGAAACCTTACCTTTCAATTGATGAAAAGGAATGGCAGTATATCATCACCACATATGAAAAAGATGAGTTGGTAGATGAGTTGGCAAAATGCCTACACACATACCCATGTCCGATACCAGAGATTACAGAAAAAGAAACATTGAGAAGTTTGAATAAACTAAAAAGTGTTCAATGGATGGATATATTAGAGTACAAAAGTTGGTTTCCAAGAAATGAAAGAAGGTCAAAATACGAACTAACGAATAGTTATTTTAAACGAGATAATTCAGGTAACAATGCTTCTAATGGGTTTCACATAGAGAACCGATGGAAAGTAGATTGGACAAGAACACCAAGTGGTTGGAGAACTTGGCAGACAGTAAAGGGAATCAAAACAATAGTTAGAGCATTTTGGAGTTTGGAACAAGTATTGACTAAGGTAGATATTCAGAGTATTAGAATGGCTACAACTTTAAGAAAATATGTCGCATCACAATTCAAACCAAGTATAGCAAAGGCATTTTATGACTATTTTGGAAGTGTTAATGTACTTGACTTTAGTGCTGGTTGGGGTGATAGGTTGGCTGGGTTTTATTGTGGAGAGACTACAAAATCATATGTTGGGATTGACCCGAATACACTTAATCATCCAAACTATCAAAGACAAGTTGAGTTTTATAAGAAACATCAAACATTCTTTGAGGAAGAAAAGAAAGTAGATTTGATTTGTGAACCAGCTGAAGATGTAGATTATTCTAAATATGAAAATCACTTTGATACAATATTTACATCACCACCATATTTTAATGTTGAGAAGTATTCTGATGAAGATACACAAAGTTATGTTAGATATAAAAATATTGATAGTTGGAATAAAAACTTTTTACATAAAGCTATAGGTAAGATGATTCCAACTTTGAAGAAAGATGGTATCCTTGCTGTGAATATTGCAGATGTATATTCTTCAAAAGATAAAGACTACTTTGATATTTGTAATCCGATGAATGATTTTATTAAATCACAAGGGTTGCATTATTTTGGTTGTATTGGAATGGAAATGACTAAGAGATTTAATAGTGGTGGAGCTGGAAATGCTAAAAGTGAGTATTTTCAAGAGTATTTAAAAGACAAAACAAAACATACAAAAGATATAGCTTTTGGAGAACCTATTTGGATTTGGAGGAAAATTTGAGTAATACATTATGGGTAGAGAAGTATCGGCCTAGTAACTTAGATACTTACATTGGGAATGAACATCTCAAAGATAAAGTATCTGTTTATCTTGAGAGTGGCGACTTACCACATCTTTTATTATATGGTAAGGCTGGTACAGGTAAGACCACTCTCGCAAAGATTCTTGTAAAGAATATAGAATGTGACTATCTATACATCAACGCTTCTGATGAGAACAACGTGGACACGGTCAGAAACAAGGTTAAGAACTTTGCTTCTACAATGGGTTTTAAAGAGTATAAGGTAATAATATTAGATGAGTGTGATTACATCACACCCAATGCACAAGCTGCTCTTCGTAATCTTATGGAGACATTCTCAAAACATTGTAGATTCATATTGACTTGTAATTTCGTGGAAAGAATAATTGACCCGATACAATCTCGTTGTCAATCATTTCAGATAATACCACCATCAAAAAAGGAAGTTGCGAAACATACACACGACATCTTATTGAAAGAAAATGTGATGTCTGATATGAATGATTTGAAAGTATTAATTGATAGTGGTTATCCTGATATTAGAAGAATAATCAATGCTGCTCAAAGAAACGTGGTTAAGGGTAAGTTAAAGTTAGATACCACAAGTATTATACAGAATGATTATAAGTTAAAGTTGTTAAAGATTTTGAAAACACAAGATAAGAAAAATGGATTCAAGGAAATCAGACAACTTTTATTAGATAATAAAATTACAGACTTCGCTGACTTATTCAGATTATTATATGATGAGGTAGATGATTGGGGTAAAGGTCATGTTGCAGAATGTATTTTGATTATAGCACGGTATGAATTATCGGATGGTCAAGTAGTAGATAAAGAGATTAATGCTATGGCTATGTTAATAGAATTATTAGGAGTAATAAAATGAGTACAAAACCAATGAAACCAATAAAACCACCAAAAAAAGAGATACACCTTGAAGATACAGAATCAATCAAGTGTGATGATTGTGGTAACTATTCTTTTATTAAATCTTACTTTATAAGAAGAATATCACCAATAGTTTCACCAACTGGTCAAGAAGCAATGATACCAATCGAGGTATTTAGTTGTGGTAATTGTGGTAAAGTACCAGACTCAATGATGCCAAAAGGTAATGAGTAAGAATACTGGTGCAGGTAAAGGTGATAAGTTACGAAGGGGAATAACTCAAGATGAGTGGGAAAAGAAATGGGAAAAAATCTTTGGTAAAAAAGAAAAGTCTATTCGACCACATAAATCAGATAACAAAGGTTCAAAATCCTAATTATTGGGATGAGATATCTGATGAAGATAAAAAGACTTGGTCAAATTATATGGTAAATAGATTTTTATCCATGAACTCCAATTGGTTAGAATTAGTAAATGAATTACAAAAATATAACTTACAACCAAAAGAGTTATATAAACTATATACTAATGTATTACCTAAAGGTAAACGTTGGTTAAAATATGTAAAGGGGAAAAATGATATGAATCATCCAGAATGGTTAGTTAATATTGTTAGAAACAATGATGAGTGTAGTAGAAGAGAAGCTATACAAGCTATAGATATGTTGATGCTTACAGAAGGTGGTATGATGGAACTTGGTGAGTTGGGTAGAAAATGGGGAATAGAAGAACGTAAGATAAAAGCTGCAGGACTTAATGTTGTTGGTAGTATTAATGATGGAAATATGTAAAAAAACTCTTGACTTGTATACGCTTTTCTGTGTATATTTAAACGTAAATTGGAGAGAAATATGAAGGTTATAAACGATACACCAAAAGGAACATCTAACGTTGAGGAATACACAGATATTGTTTCTTATATGGAAAAGAAGTATCCTAAAATGACATCAGAGTTTAAAAAGATACAACAAGAACAATATGAATTGTTTCTTCACAAACAACATGATTATGGTCCTCAGAATATTGCTGTTGGACAGATGTTGGTAAACGAAGAAGAGAAGAGACTATCTCTCATGGGTATTTGGTTTAGGATAAACGATAAGGTAGAACGTATCAAAACTATACTAATGCGTGGAGACAATGGTTCTCTTGAAGGTGAAGGTTTGGTGGATAGTTATTCAGACATATCTAACTATGGAGTTATGGCTCAAGTTGTAGCTAGAGGAAAGTGGGCTAAGTGAAGAAGATAAGTTATAGTCAGTACAATCAA